GGATAACAACGCTCTCTAAAAATGCTGAATCACCCGCATCCTCATCAATTCGCAGGTGGGCCAAAACTTGATCTAATGACACCGGCTCTGAAATGGCGGCAGTCGTCGCCCCCCCAAAGTCGGCTTCCGTCAGGTAATCCAGCAAAACAGACATTACTTACCCTTAGAGGCCGCAGCCTCGGCAGCTAAGCGATCTTCTTCAGCCTTTTTCTCGGCCTCAATGGCATCCAATTCAGCCTTTTTCTTTTGTTGAGCGACAAATGCGGCCACATCCTCAGATTTACTGACTCTTTTTGCTGGCAACTTAAAGTCAACCAGCTCTGCAAAACCTTGCTTGACCAATTCGTCTGCAATGTCATCCTCGAATCCAGCCGTTTCGCCGGGATTTAGGTGATGTGTGTGCTTGAGAATCTTTACGTGTTTCATTTTTTTCCTTTGCGGAGGTTAGAAAAAAAGCGAGGCGCGATTACGCCCCGCTAGCTGCTAATTAGCGATACCAAGTGATGCCGTTCAAGACGGCAATAGCTGCTTGGTGTCGTGGACCGAAGTCGTTTTCGGTAATCATGCGAATCAGTGTCTCGTCACGTTGGAATGCGCTCACTGTGTTTGCACCATCTTTGTAGGTTGCTTCAGTCGAAATAGCGACCTGCAAGCTCATTGACTCACCAATAACCATTTGATCGAAATCAACAAAATACAGTTCCGATCCGTTACCGGCAGCACCAGAGCCAGCCAATGTCAGATTGGTTGGGATTTGAGTGGTCACGCCGATTGGATAACCACGAAACTTACCCTCTGAGAGTTCTGGGAACACTTTGTTGCCAACGGTAGTGATCAAATCAGACAGGAACTGCATGGTGTCTGGGTGCATCAACCAACCTGGTTTTGTAAGACGCACATTTGCGCGGCGCAATGCGAGAATCGCGCGTCCGGCATCATCAATGATTGCTTGAATCAAGGCCTGCCCAGCCAATGAGGTCACATCCGTTGCGGTGATCACATTTCCTGCTGGGACCCAGTTGCGTAGACCCTTGGGCGTGTTGTTAGTTCCATCGCCACGGATAAATGCGGCGTCTTCTGCCTCACCCATACCTTTGGCAGAGTCCTCAACAATCAAGGAGTCAACACGCTGGTCAGTGCCTGCGAAACGGATCAGGTCGTTTGAAATAGGCACCAGAGCTGCCAGCTTTTTGGCAGTCAACTGGACATCACCAAAAGTTTGCTGAGAAACAGGCGCGTCTTGTTCGCGACCGATGTATCCGGCTTGGATGCCGCCAGTGATTTTTGGCATTTTGAGGTTGCCGTTGTTCAGTGGCAATGTCAAAGCGCCCATCATGCGCACGACGGCATTTGGTGCCAATCGCTCAATCACTGAAGATGCAGTATTCGCTGGGACCAACACGGCGCCGCCAGAAGCGCTGCTTGAGTTCAAGGCCATGGAGACTTCTCCACCGATCGAACCTAGATTTTTCTTTGCATATTCAGCGGCTGCGTATGGGTTGCCAGGAAACTTAACCAATGCCCCAACCATGCCAGCAAACACACTCTTGTTGTGTTCTTTTTCAGCCTTGTGATCACGCGGAGTAGCTGGCACTGTTGCAGAAATTGCCGATGCGCTAACTGCAACAGCCATAGCAGCCGCTTCGGCTTCTAATTTTTCCAGCGTTGCAATTTGTCCTTTAAGCACATCGATTTTTGCCAACATGCCTTCGGCTTGGGCAAAATCTTCAGCGTTTGCATCAGCCTTGCTGATGATGGCGTTAGCGTCGGCGGTTAATTTGGCGCGTTCGCTCTTCAAGTCAGAGAGTTTCATGGTTTTCCTTCGGAAATAAAAAAACCGCCAAAGTGGCGGCAACTGCTTTTTGTGCGAACGCACTAAAAAGTTCGGGACGAAAAAAAACCACCCGCGGGTGGTCTTGTTTCAATGTGTTTCGGTCTGTTAAGTAATTTCAGAGAGCTTGCTCATCGCCTGCATTCGACGCTGGGCAAGTGGATCAAACAGTTTCGGCTTGGGTTGCGCCTCATAGACGCGCTGTATTGCTTGATTTGGCGTCTCAAGTGTGTCGGCCAACTTGGCTGCAACCGCAGAGCGCCCATAGAAGCATTTGGCTTGCGTCGCCACAACTGCCTCGATGCTCATGTTTCTGGCTTTTGCAACAAAACCAGTGAACATCTCATAAAACATGTCAAGATCAGTATTGAATTGCGCCAGCGCTGGATCACTGAGCGGCTCAGACGGATTTCCGTCTGCTTTGTGATCGCCTCGTGTGAGCGTTGTGACCTTGATACCCTCTTCCTCGAGCATTTTTGAGTAATCAATGTGCTGCATAAGCACACCAATTGATCCAACACCACCCGTTTCACCGATGCTGATGGTGTCGCAGGCGCATGCAATCAGGTATCCCGCGCTATAAGCAGAATGATTGACGATTGCATGAATGGGTTTTGTGCCTCGATTTGCATAAATTAGGTTTGCCAAATCGAAGGCGCCAGAAACTGTGCCACCGGGCGAGTCAATATCGAGCACGATGGACAGGCATGCTGGGTCATTTATGGCAGCAGTAAATTGTTGTGCCACCGTTTCGTAAGCTGTCATGCGACTGCACATCGCCAAGTTACCAGTGCGTGCAACAAGCGGCCCGTAAACACCGATGGTGGCGATGCCGTTTTTGTATTCTGTCTCGACCTCTTGCTCTTGACCATCGTCTTCAATATCCAAACCGCTAATTTGTGCGCGGTTAAAGCCTTCAACATTCAGACCAAGTTTTGTTTTTGCAAAGACCACGGCATCGAACATCAATGCTGGCGTCGCAAGCATTGGTCTATTGAAGATCTCGCCCAAGATGTGTTGGTATTTCATTAGTTCTGTCCTTCATTGTTCGGTTCGCGATAACCAATTGGGTCACCGGTTTTGCCATCTGCCATATTGAGTGGCACCAGATATTGATCGCCGCCCTCTACAGGTGGCTCATCTAGTTTTCTTCGGATGTCGTTGGTTGAGTAGATGCCCCATTGTTTGCCTGTTGCATAAGCAGCCAATCGACTTCGCAAATCGCCTCGCATGAGACCTGAGACGTCATATTTCACATAGATACCAGACTTTCGCTCTTGCATTGTGAACATGTCACGCTCGATAGCCTCTTCATGGCGCTTAACCCATGGCATTAGGCAGTAACTGACAAACTCAATCGCGAGCTGCTCTGTGGTTGATTTAGAACCATTGTTAAACTCACCCAGCATGTGAGCTGGCATGCCGTAGATGCGTGCAACGTCTTTAACACCCCAGCCACGCGTGAGTATTAGCTCGGCATCTTCATTTGACATAGAAAGCGGTGTGAACTTAGTGCCATCAGTCAAAATCGCAACACGCGACGCATTTGATGACCCAGAATATTTTTCTTCCCAGTCGCGCGTCATCAGCCTGAGTGTTTCAGGATTGTCGATCTTCTTGCTTGTCTCAAGCACGCCGCTAAGCTTAGTTCCGTTGCCAAACACAGCTGCTGAGTGTTCTTCGACAGCAGCCACCAAGCCTATCGACTCAGCGTGGAGCGTGATGGGCGACAGGCCAGCGTAACCGTTGTCCGAAATCCAACGGACATGATGAATGTCGTTGGCTGAATACATACCCGAAAAGTTATCAACTGAAGCCTTCAGGATGTTGTAGTAGGGCATTCGATCCGTCGGACTGACCATGACCTGCACTCTGTCTGGGTGCAGCGGGTGCAGCTCTTTAATTCTGTATTTCGAGTCTCGAATCATCAGAAAAAAAGCATTTCCGCGCAAACCCAAGCAAACTTGCTTGTATTCGTCAAACTCAAATGGCGTCATCCAGCCATTCGGAGCGAAATTCAATAAGTCCGAAACCGGATGGTCTTTGAGCAACTCGCGTTGATCATCCTTGCCTCGCTTGTATACATGGCATGGCAACTGGGCAAACGATTCAGCCAGAATTGAGACCGCGCGTTGTACGGCCGTAATTGCAAGCGCTGACGCAGGTGTCACACTTACGCCTGCTCGCGTACGATGGCCAACACCAGAAAATGCGCCAATCCATCCACCGCTGCCAGGCGGTGACGATCCACCGCCGCCAGAAAACATGCCAGATGTGAACATTAGCGATCACCCCTGTCGTTTGCAATGGCACGCGCAAAAATTGCTGACCAACACATCAAAATCAAGCCAGCCACCACAAAAGCAGCCGGTACGCTGACCATGGCAATGCCGGCGACAAGTGACACAAATCCGACAAGTCCAACAGACATGGCTACGCCATCGGGCGTTTGTATTTTCGACAAAACCCATTTAACCCATGCCAACATATACAAGTTCCTCGTCTTCTTTTTCTTCTTTGCCAACCACGCCAATGGCCATGGCTAAAGCGACCATTCCATCAATGCGACCAGTGCTCTTAGCCTTGGTCAGCTTACGGTTTTCAGCCGCATCTTTTTCAGTCACCGCATTTGCGGCACACATGGTCAACACTGGATTCATGCCGTGCGACATTTGATCGTTCAGCAAAATGGTCTGAAGCGTGCTTAGCGCCGGCGCCATGTCCTTGAATCCCTGGCCAAAACCGACCAACGGCAGATCAATGCCCAGTTTTTCTAGCTCACGCTTAAACAAATCGATGCGCCAGCGGTCATAAGCCAACGAAACGATGTTGCAACCGTCTAGTGCATCAACAATGTCTTTCGCAACATGCTCATAGTCGATCGCTGCGCCAGGGGTTGTCCTGATGTGCCCTTGATCAACCCAAATATCGTATGGCGCGCGATCTCTTTTTGACCTGTCGACCAATCCCTTCTCTGGCGTCCAAAAATACGCCCGAATGTGCCAGCGACTTTGCCAATAGGCAGCCATGACAAACGATGTGAGGTCGGTCTTACCCGACAGATCAAGGCCAGCATAAACATCAGCCTCGTAAAACGCTTGTGGGTCTGGCTCTTGTCCATTGACCAGCCAAACCTCTTTGCTGATGAACGGAGCTATCAGCTGCACTCGTTGGTTGAGCTCAAGATTTCTAAATGTTGCTTCAAACGAGGGCATCCGGCTTGCTTTCTCGGCCTGATCCTTGAAAACCGACAGGCTTTTGAACTTGCCGAGCGCCGGATTCGATGATTTCCAGCTTTTCTGATCCAACAATTCGCACTTTTCGTCGGTCGTGTAAACGTGCGCAACTGTCGATCTGGGCTGTGTTTTCCTTGCGTCGTCTAACCAAATGCTGAACATGTCGCCATCGTTTGAAGCCTGGACGCTGATTGCTATCAACAGCGGGTGCTCATACAAACTCTGGCTGGTTGTGATGGAGTCAACAAAGTCACTTCTCGGCCCTTTAACCTGCCCAACTTCGTCAAGGATCGCCAAAATCGGCCCTTTGCCGTGGTTGTTTTTGGCGTCGGCGCTAAGCGCCTTGTATTCCACATTCTTTGACACTCCAATGATTCGACTTCCCGAATCAACAATCCTGCATCTTCGGCTCAAGACCTCAGACTGCCTGATCATCTTGGCCGCGTAGTTGAAAACCTCGGAGGCCTGTTCTCTACTCAATGCTCCCGACACAATTCGCGAATTCTGTACCGCCTCTGGCCCAGCAATGTGCACCAGCAAGATGATGGCGATGGTGCCCGTCTTTGCATTTTTACGCGCCATCGACAGAAACGCCTCACGCGTGTGATGCGGGTTGTCATAAACCGCGTAAAAAAATGCCTCTTGAAAAATATCAAGACACAACGGCTGCCCGACAAGCTCACCCTCCGGCACCAACAGGTAGGTCTCAGCAAACTTCATAGCGCGCTCAGCGCGCGTCAAGCTGCCAACCTTTAGTTTTCTCCAATTCCTGACTTTTATCTTTGGCCCGGACCAAATAGCGTCCTGAACATGTTTAGGCAAGGAGGCCATCTTCGTCCCGAACCTGCTGTCTTGCAGACACGGCCTCGTTGAATGTTCGCCTCTGGTTTGCAATCACCCGTGAATCGGCTTTTGCGTTTGCATTGAGCGTTAGCGCCCTGAATGTGGCCAGTTGTGATTGCTTGAGCTCATTGATAGCTCGAAATCTTGGATTTGTAACCATGGTGCCGCGGTCATTCGCGACAACAGTACCTTCAGAGTCAAGCAATCTCTGCTCGCGCTCGATGTCAGCCATGCACCGCGCCAGTTGCGCAGCCACCACCAAATCAGCTTCAGACCATTCGCTTCGCGCGCGCGCGCGTAGGATATTCTCCCAGAAAGGACGATCTCCGTCACGCAAATTCACATGTTTTGGTGCTTCCGGCAGGTCCAGCGATGCTTCCAACATCGCAGAAATCGCACCTCTTGCCGTGTCCGATGACCTGATACGCTTGGTGTTCTTAGTCATTTTTGGTGTTAGCGTTAAAGAAACAGAGACCAGTTGGTTTTCGGGACCGATCCCCACTGAATTTAGACCGCCCTATGGGCTGCCAGCCCAGTGATGTCCTGGCCGCGTTGGCATGCCGTTGACGTCAGACCCGCTGGTCAATCGAGCGCCAACATCGAGCTCCGTCTTTTCTTTGTGGCAATCCTTGCAAAGCGGCTGCCGATTGCTCGGGGTTTCCGATCCACCTTTGTGGAGCGGCACGATGTGGTCAACCTCGGTAGCCAATCTGACTCGCCCGATCTTTTGACAGCTGACGCAGAGCGGATTTGATGTGAGCACATCACGCCTGATCGTCTGCAGCTTGCGGCCTGTTATTCGTTTCGTCTTCATTCATTCGTTCGCGCATTTCAAACCAACCTCCGCCGTGGGCATGCTGCCTCACCTTTGTGTACCGAAGGCCGAATTTGTCAGCGGTGGCCTGAATCGTCCGAGTCCTGTCTGCCAAGAACCATTCTTTGACCTCGATGAGCAATGACTCGTCAGAGTCCTTTGCCGATTGCGACTCCATCTTTTGAGCTGTGGCAAGAGCAAGTGCGGCTGCACGCAGCTCTGCGACTGATATATTTTTTTTCGGGGTCAGCTTGTCCCCGTTTTTCTCGAGCAACAAATTGCGCGCGGCCTGACGAATCGCAAGCGCATCGTGCTCGCTTTGGGACTTCATGCGCTTGTTTGCGCGTTGATGCCTCTTGAGACTGCTACCTCTTCAAATGTTTGCCCAGTCTCAATTAGCTTTGCGGTACCACCGCAGTAGTCCTGCCAGCGTTTGACGATCACATCGACAAACTTAGGATCAAGCTCGATGAGGCGGGCTTGACGCCCAGTCTTTTCGCTGGCAATCAGAGTTGTACCTGACCCGCCAAACAAGTCGAGCACGATGTCCCGACTCTTAGATGAGTTTTTGATTGCTCGCTCTACCAACTCCACCGGCTTCATGGTCGGGTGCAAGTCGTTGACGCGAGGCTTGTTGTAATTCCAAATGTCAGACTGATCGCGGTCACCACACCAAAAATGATCAGCACCTTGTTTCCAGCCATACAAGATGGGCTCGTATTGCCGCTGGTAGTCCGATCGTCCTAGAGTGAAAGTGTTCTTTGCCCAGATCAAAAAGGTCGACCACTTGCCACCAGCATCAATCCAAGCCTTTTGCAAGGTGTGCAGCTCCGAAGAGCTCATGCACACATAGCAAGCGCCCTTGGTCACGACCAAGAGGTTCAGGCAGGCGTCATAGAGGAATTGGTAAAACCCATCGCCCAACGCATCGTTCATGATGCGACGGTCCTTGCCGCGCATCTTGTCCTTGGCGCTGTTGCCATAGTCCACGTTGTAGGGTGGATCGGTAAACGCCATGTCGGCCAGCTGACCATCCATTAGGCGCTCAACATCACTGAGAGTGGTTGAGTCACCACAAAGAATTCGATGCTCGCCAAGAACCCAAAGATCGCCCGACTTTGATACAGGGTCGCCAACGATCTCAGGAACCGCGTCCTCATCAGTCAGACCGCCTACATGCTCATCGTCAAATATGACGGACAACTCTTCACCGTCGAACCCGATCAGGTCAAGATCAAATCCGGCATCTCTCAGATCAGCCAGCTCAATGGCCAAGAGCTCTTCGTCCCAGCCGGCGTTCAGCGCCAGCTTGTTGTCAGCGATGATGTATGCGCGCTTTTGATGATCCGTCCATCCATCGGCCACGATGACGGGCACCTCTTTCATTCCCAGCTTTTGGGCTGCCAAGAGTCTGCCGTGTCCAGCGATGATGCCGCCGGATTCGTCAACCAGTAGCGGAGTCGTCCAGCCCCACTCCTTGATGCTCGCCGCGATCTGCGCAACTTGCGATTCAGAGTGCGTCCGTGAATTTTTTGCGTAAGGGATCAGCGCGTCAACTGATCTTTTCTCTACGCGCGTCCTGAGCGTCACGTCCATCATCATGCGCCTTCTCAAAAAGAAAAGGCGCTCGCTGGTGGCGCTCATACATATTCAGCGCTTTGCAGCGCTGACATTTGATGCTTAGCCTCACATACTCACCCTCTGCGAGTTTTTTTGTGCAGACTCGACACCTGATGTCTTTGCCTGTCATAGCAAGCCTCCGCTCTTTGGGATTTAGGCTAGACTCACAACGCCTGTACAGGTGGAGTGGGCCTAGCCGTGCTTGCTGGCGTGTTCAGCGGGTGCGGGGCTGGTTGAGTGTTCTGGCACTCAGTCAGTCGCCCACTTCTTTTTTTTGGACAACAAAAAACCCGCCGAGATTGCTCTGAGCGGGTTTTACTTTTTTGTACTCATATTGCTTTGGACGCAGCTTGAGCACTATCTAATTGGCGCCTATTCTCACTATTGTTTTCGTGGATGTCAAGTCCAATAAACATTCCCGACTAAATCACTATAGTTTAATAATTTGGATTTATTTAACACATTGAGCTTACAAAATGGCACAGCTCTGATCCGCATTTGTCATTCAGTATTTCAAATAGTGCGGTCACAAATTTACGAATTGTCAATTACAAATAATAAGAAAAAATAATTCATGATTCAAATCATTGACCAACATGAAAAAGATTTTTTTGTATCTCTTTGCGGGCTTTGCACTGTTTCTTTTTGTAGGCGGCTGGGTACTAAGAACTCCCGGAAGTGACGAAAGATACAAGGCAAAAGAAGCCATTGGGCTATGTTGGGAAACCCAAGCAAGGAAGTCACTTACGCCAGAGACTGCCAGATTTGTCGCTGGTACATGCGAAAGAATGGAAGACGATTTCACACAAAAGCGGGGCTTTAGACCATAGGGGCAATGAATGAAATTAACCAAATCCATCATAAAAATCACGACCACACTCTTATGCGCAACTTTGGTACTTGGTGGCTGCGCGAATTCAGGCGCTGGCTATCGCCCTGTCGTTGACATCAAGGGGGTTGACCTGAACCGTTACCAGTCTGACTTGGCCGAATGTCAACAGTATGCACATCAGACTGCTGGCGCCGGTGAGTCTGCGGCGGCTGGTGCGGCGGCTGGCGCTGTATTCGGGGCATTGTTGGCGGCTGCGGCCGGTGGTGGGACAAGCAGAAAAAGTTCGGCAGGTATTGGTGCAATAAGCGGGGCTGCAGGCGCCGGTGCACAGGGAGAGATGAACCAACGAGATGTCATTCGACGCTGCTTGTCTGGCCGCGGATACAAGGTGCTTCAATGATGAAGATTCGTGTCGGGTTTCTGATCGCATTATTTATGCTGCTGCAGGGGTGCACAACATTAAACGATGCTAAAAAAGCCCGCGGTGAAGGTGTCAGGAAGATTTACCTCGTCAACTCAGAATCCGCTTGGGATGCCTCAGTAATGACCTTGATGATGCTAAATCTTGAAATTACAGACCACAGCAAATCAGAAGGTTACATTCTTGCACGGCGTGGGGTGAGCGCATTCAGCTACGGCGAGCATGTCGCGGTGTTTCTCAAACCAATCACAAGCAACGACACTGAGATCGAAGTTGTTTCAAAGCGTGCGGTAAAGATGAATATATCCGCACCCGATTGGAGTGAGAGCTTCCACGAGCATATCCGCCGGAACTTAGCCAACAAATAGTCCATACAGCTTGTTAATCAGGCGTCATTTCCATCGTCAACAACACCGGACTCCCTAAGATACTCCTCAAGCCGACTTAGTGCTGAATTTTCAAGGCCAGCCATTTGCACCTTGTTAGACTTTGACCCGCCCAATATCGCGGAGATGCGGTTGTAGTGTGATTGCGCCGTGTGCCAATCGATTCGTCTTTCCTTGGCAATCTTGTCGATTGGGGCGCGTTTGTCCTTTGGTGTGAAGTAACGGGTCACATATAAAGATCGGAGCACACTGTCGGTCGAGCAATCGCGCAACGCTGTGAGCCTCATATGATCAGAGACCACGCCAATGGCCTCTCGCCACTCAGAATTGACGCGACGCTTTGAACAACATGGTGAGCTGCATGTGCACGGCTGGCTGTCAGGTGCAAATCTGGCGGTGAGAATTGCTTCAGAAATCCTGCCGAGCGCTTTAACTTGGGCTCTAATCATTCCGGCTTGTGCTGCCGCGTCAAGGCCGTGCAGACCGTCGCCGCCTTTCATTTTGTCGGCCATGCGATTCATGAGCGGCCTATCGTATGCCTGTACGCTTATGTTGAAAGCAAAAACGAGCGCTTCGTGAGCACTTCTAAAAACCACCCTGTCGTTCGTGACGATCATGTAAAACCCCTTTGTGTTGCCATTGATTTTTTACCGGTTGATGTAATTCTTTTTTTGGAAGTCAGGACAAACCGAAACATCTTTTCCAGCTCGACCCTCGTGCTTTTTGCAAACTGCAATTCCCCACAAAGTTGACCAATAAACGCAACCAGAGCAAGACTTTTGAACGGAATGCTCTTCACGCTTCTCGGCAACTTTTGCGGGATCACCGTATTCCCATTTGTTGAGCGTCACCAAAGCTCCTAATAGTCAGCAGCGTTTCAAAAACTCAGTCAACCGCTCTACCCTGGCCTTGTGATAAGTCACAAGAGCCTCGGCATATTCTTTGGCCGATTGCGCCTTGAGCAACTCACGGCTCGCATCTTCAAACTCCTTTTGCGCAATTACTTCGGCGCTTGGTGGCCGCATGATTTCGGATAACTGTTCAAACATTTCAATCCTCCATTTCAGTAATTTGGACTTTGACCATGCCACCCACGTCATCGGACATGTCTAGGGATGGGCGGAACCTGCGGTCGTTGACATGCAGTGCAGTCGCGATGCCATCGAGCCCAGACTTCATTCGAGACAAAAGACCGTCTAAGTCATAGTGACGCCTGTCTGGTGCGTAAAAAACCATGTGCACGCGCAGCTTTGTATTTGAAACGCTTGCGAATGGACGCGCGCCCGCCATGGCTTCGAGGGTCAAAGCAAAGCAGGCGGCCTTGTACTTTTTCTTTGCAGCCGCAACTTTCGACCAGTGCAGTCGCGCGTTAGGCGACAAATCAGACGATGGCCACGGCAAAACAATAATCAGATTCACAGCAGAACTTCTCCTTAACTTATTGGTCTCAAAGTATTTAGATCAAGCAACGTGAAACCAGCGCCGCTCGGACTCCATCCAGCCGTGTCAATAAAAATAGTATTTCCGAGCGATGTAACGTTTCGCATTGGCGTATGTCCAACGATCACGACATGCACATCTCTCACGATGGAATCGTCCATCGCCTGAATTCGTGTGCGACTCCACAGCGCACACTCCAGCAGTTCTTTCATAGAAGCGCGAGAATTGGATAGCCCAGTTTGAGTTTTCACCCAACCCGTTTTCAATGCGTCCGCAAAATCAGACCAAGACTCACAAGGGCATGCGGCGTGGACAATACCAACCGATCCGCGCTCTGTCTCAACTTCAATTGCCAGTGGCAAATCCGATAGAGCTTGGCTTACTTGCGCCCTAAGCTCGATGCTGTTTGAGACATTCCAGCCGCCGCCGTTGGCCGCGTAATTTCCAACATCCATTTGGCAGTTTGGCTTACCCCATCTAATTGCCATGTCTTCATGATTACCGCGCACCGCATGGAACCAAGGTTTTGTAATCCAATCAAGCGCTAGCATTGACTCGGGTCCACGATCTACCAAGTCACCTACTGAGAAAAGTCTGTCAACCTCCGCGTTGAATTTGATCGCATCAAGCCGATGCTGCAATTTTGAAAAACAGCCATGTATGTCGCCAACAGCAATGTCTCTGCCAATTGTGTTTTTTTGGAAGTGTTTAATCACAGAGCCACCACCATATTCATTCTTTCAAGCGCCCAAGCCGCCGCAGCGCGATCTTTTATCTTGGTTGATGGGTCGTTGATGATTCGCTTGTAAAGAGTCTTTTGACGCTCTAGCGCGGCAAGAAACATCCGGTCAGATTCGCATCTATTTCTTGAGCCAGCTCCTTGGTCGTACCACGAGTGACATGCATGGCAGGCAAAAACAACATAGCAGTCGTCTGCTTTTCTGGCGCCAGCCTTGCCATGCTCCGACATGTTGCTATGCGCGGCCACTACGGTGTCTGGGTTGCTGTTGCAAACATATGGCACGCGGAACTGACAGTTTTGGCCTCGCGCCATGGCCAGTAAGTTCGGGTTTCGCAAAGCCTCTGTTTTTGGATGACTCATGCAGACCTCACAAACTCTTGAAATTGGAGCCCATGCTCTTGCGCAAAATAAGCCTCGATCTGTGTCCAATAGACCTGCCAACCATAGGTCGTGAGACCAGTCGTTGATCCAACGCAGCGACGCGTACCATCGGGCAGCCATTCCCATTTTTTGTAGTTATCCGGTCTTGTGACCATGCGCTCAAACTCGGGTTCACCTATCTCTGGCAAGTAGCGCTGTTTGAGTAGCTCGTGCCATGCATCTGCACAAAATTGCTCACCATTGACAAAAACACCCTCTGATATTTCTTTCAGACGCACGCCCCACATCGCAGCGTTCTGATTCAATGAGCGCTGCTTCTTGCGCTTGCGAATCTCGATCTCCATGGTGTTGTCGCATGGCAGGTTTTGTATTTGCTTGATGGCGTAACCCTTGCGGATTTCGTTTGAGAGATCAATGACTAGCATGTGATGCACTCCCGTATCGCAATAAGTCTTTCAGCTTCGCTCAGAGGCGTTTCGTCTGCATCTGGCTGACGGACTGCAAAATTTCCTCTCGGCTCGGCGCATTTGGATATCGAGCAATTGCTGCAAGCAGTTTTGCCGCCTGAGTTTTGCTCGGGTACGCGCTCAAAACGAGGCGTGAGCAACACTTCACGCATTTGAGTGAATACAGACCACTCGCCGGATGTTTTAAAGCTGTGCTGCATTGCTGGCATGTCAAGCCTCTGCCCTCTTGCCCGTCATGCGATCGCGCAATTCAGAAATCATGTGGCGCACCTTTTCGCGTTGTTCAGGTGTTGGCTCTGGTTGAGGCAATGCCTTGAACACGGGCGGCGGCGCCTTACGACACATTGCACGAAATTGCAGGACGTTTGGCGGCTTTTCCGCTGGCAGGTTTTGCAGCGCAAACGCGATTGAATCGGCGTGGTTCTCGTACCCGGCCAGCTCATGCGCCCAGTCGGCCTTGACAGCAGCGGGCTCAAGCCCCTCGTACTGCTGAATGAAGGCGCGGCCATACGTCAGTTGGAGCTTGGCGAAAATCTTGTCCACCCAAGGCATTGGCAAACTCATGCGACCCCCAGCAAGTTGGTTTTGACTTCCACCACGTCGCCATCAATGACTTGGCCAAGCTGGCGC